TGCAGGCTGATTTACAATCACAATTGACCACTCTACAATCACAATTAACATCAATGTTGAAATAATATGGCAGATTTACTATCAGTAGGCGAACTACAAGCACAAATTGAACTTTTACAGAGTCAACTTACAGGTTTGGCTGCGGTTGCTGCTGATAAAAACACATATTCAGCAGCCGTAAATCAGTTGGAAGCAGTAATTAACCCAAATAACTCATTTTCTGAACCGACAACACCATTTGCACCAAAATATCCATTCAATAACGCAAAATTGACTGAATCCGGTCATTTGATGGAATTTGATGATACTCCAGGTGCGGAACGTGTGTCTATTGCTCACAGAACAGGCACATATTTTGAAATTGGACCGGATGGTGGTAAAGTAGAGAAAATCTACAATGACAATATGCAAGTTGTTATGAAAGACAACAATGTGTACATTATGGGTAAAGGAACAGTCACAGTTCAAGGAGACTGTAAAGTCTACATCCAAGGCAATGCACAATTACAGGTAGATGGTGATGTAAACTGGAAAGTTGGAGGAAACTTCAATTTGGCTGTTGATGGTCAAATTACGTCATCCGCAAATAATTTCAATCTGGTTGGTCCTATTAATCATGTGGGTGACATAAAATCGACAGGAAACATCATAAATCAAGGTAATATTGTTTCCAATCAAAATATTCAAGCTGGTGTAAATGTGATTGCTATGAATAATGTAATTGCTACTAATGAAGTCATTGGTACGGTTGATGTTCTTGGTGGTAGTGAACCTGTCAGTTTAGTCAACCACGTACACACAGACCCACAAGGTGGTGATACTGGTCCTCCAGTATAATCCCAAAATTTCGAAATCCTCGTCCGGAGCTAGAAATTTCGGAGGCGAATCCTTGGAGTCCAAAAAGCGTTTTTACTCCTGCTACTATAAATAGAATAATGGCCACATTACAAAAGATATACTCAGACTTAGACTTAACCTTTAACCGTCAACCAGGTAAGGGTGATGTTGCTTTGAGGTATGATGAACAAGCAGTCATTGCTTCAGTCAGAAACCTATTATTGACCAATTTTTATGAAAGACCGTTCCAACCTGAGTTGGGTTCTAACATAAATGCTTTGTTATTTGAAAATATTTCTCCAATTACTGCCAGCATCATTGAAACAGAAATTCAAAACGTACTTCAGAATTTTGAACCAAGAGCCACAATTTCTGATATATCCGTGACCGCACAAGAGGACCAAAATTCTTTCTTTGCGAGAGTTACTTTCTTTATTGGTAACAACACAACACCAACGGCAGTCAATCTATTATTACAAAGAGACCGATAAATGGGAACAGCCAATTCAAATATCCAACTTGCTGACCTTGATTTTCAAAACATCAAGTCAAACTTTATACAGTATCTTCAAAGTCAAAACATATTAAAGGACTATGATTATGCTGGTTCTGCATTGTCCACTCTTTTAGATGTATTAGCATACAACACACAATATAATGCTTTCTACCTGAATATGGTGGCCAATGAGATGTTCTTAGACAGCGCAGTGCAGAGAAGTTCTGTTGTTTCTCAGGCAAAACTGTTGGATTATACACCAAAGTCTGTTATTTGTCCGTCAGCCACAATCAGTATGAATGTGTATGGTGTGACTGCATCATCATTAACTATACCACAATACACACAGTTCTTGTCCGAATCTGTAGATGGCGTGAACTATACCTTTATTACCAATGAGTCAACTACGGTCAATACATCAGCCAACAATGTTGCAGTATTTTCAAACCTCACTTTAACACAAGGTACACCATCAACATATAGTTTTACTGTAGATTCTGTTACCAATCCAACCTATACATTTGAAATACCAGACCCACAGATTGATACAACTACTTTACAGGTAATTGTTCAACAAACCAGTTCTAATGCAGCATACCAAATCTATACATTAGCTCAAGATTATTTGGTATTGAATTCCACAAGTACCGTTTATTTCTTACAAGAAGGTATCAGTGGTAATTTCCAACTTGTTTTCGGTGATGGTGTATTAGGCCAACAATTGACCGATGGTAATGTTATCACCGTAAACTACTTGTCATCTCAGGGTACTGCATCAGCTGGTGCAAACAACTTTAGTTTGATGGGTACATTAAGTGGTTATGGTAATGTTGTAATCAATCCATTGTCACCAGCATCACAAGGTGGTGATAAAGAATCTATTGCATCTATTAAATTCCAGGCACCTAAAGCCTATTCTGCACAGAACCGTGCAGTAAGTAAAGAAGATTACATCACACTGATTCAACAGAACCAATTAGGGTATTCATTTGATGCGGTGAATGTATGGGGCGGAGAAGAAAACAACCCTCCCGTATATGGCCAAGTGTTTGTGTCAATGAAGCCTACAGGTGCATATTCATTAACCGATACACAAAAACAACGTATCATCAATGAAGTGATTGCACCAGTGTCTGTGTTGACGGTACAACCAACCGTGGTTGATCCTGATTACACATACATTAAAGTTACTGTAAATGTATTATACAATCCAACACAAACAACATCAACATCGAATCAAATTCAAAGTGCCGTAATAGCTGCAATACAAAATTTTGCAACAAGTACCTTGAACACTTTCAACTCTACATTGAATTCTTATGATATGCAAACCGCAATACAAAATGCGGATCAATCCATTATCACATCAGAATTTTCTATACAATTACAAAAGAAATTTTATCCTAATTTGACCACACCAACGACATATAGTTTGAATTTTGGTGTGCCTTTGCAACGAGGTATTCTATTGAGTGGTATCAATAGTTCTCCTGCATTACAATTCAAAGACCCAACCAATCCATCTAATGTGATTGACGGAATTTATATTGAAGAAGTTCCAGTCACCACATATGGTATTGATTCTATTCAATTGATTAATCCTGGCTTCAGTTATCAATCAACACCTACTGTAACCATCCAGGGTGATGGAACAGGTGCAACTGCTTATGCCGCAATTAATCCAAATGGCCAAATTAATTCTATTACCGTGACCAATTCAGGTAATAACTATACACAGGCAACAGTTACAATCACACCAGCGATTGGAGATTCTTCAGGACAAAACGGTGCAGCAACTGTAACTTTACAGGGTCAATACGGTACATTGAGATCATATTATAATACAGCCAACAATGTTAAAACCATATACAGTTCAAATGTCGGCACAGTAGATTATACTAACGGTATAATTACCTTGGATTCATTTAGTCCATTGAACGTGGACAATCCATTAGGCCAATTGATTATTGGTGTCAACCCAACAACAACAATCATTTCATCTACATACAATAAGATTATAACAGTAGATCCATACGATCCTTTATCTGTTGTTGTTAATGTATCCGCAAAGAGTTAATTGTAAATGATACCAAATAACCAAAAGACCTCATTACTGGTACCATTCCAGTTACCTGGTTTTATCAGGGACAACCCTGATTATTCCAACTTCATCACATTCTTACAAGCATACTATGAATGGATGGAACAATCAGGTAATGCAATAGATGGTGCCAAAAATCTATTAGACTATCATGATATTGATTCTACCACAGATCAATTCATGCAATACTTTGTTAATGATTTTCTACCAAACTTTCCGGCAGAATCATTAATCAGTCAAGATAAAGCCATCAAGGTGGCAAGGCAATTGTATCAGACCAAAGGCACACCAGCATCATATCAATTCTTGTTTCAAGTGTTGTATGGTTCAGACTTTGATTATTTCTTTACTGAGGATGCGGTATTTAAACCATCTTCAGGTACTTGGTATGTACCAAAGAGTTTATCTTTGGCATCGGATGATCCTAATTTCTTAACTCTAGTCAATGCATCACAAGGAAGTTACAGAGTATTTGGTGAAACGACCAAATCAATTGCTACCATTGAGAATGTGGTACAAGAAGGCGTAAAGACTGAAGTTTTTATCTCTAATATAGAACGTTTGTTCCAGTCTGGTGAGTTCGCACACATTGTAGACTCAAACAATCAACCAGTATACTTCAATGGTAATCTACTGAGAGCCAAGATTGTAGGTCAAATCAGTTCTATCAGTATCAATCCAAATAACCGTGGTTTGTTCTATCAGCCAGGTAATCCTGTAGTGGTATATGGTGGATTGAATTCTCCAACAGGTCATGGTGCAACTGCAACTGTCGGTACTGTTACATCAGGTTCTATTCAACGTATTAATCTGGTGTCTGGTGGTTATGGTTATCAAGTATATCCAAATACCAATATCAATATCGTAAATGGTGGTGGCGCAATCGCACAAATTGGTGGTTTGAATACTGCTCCTTCTGTTGTTGCTAACGTATCACTAATTCCCGTAGATTCTATTACACTCAAACAATTTATTACTATTGGTAATACACAATATAATTTTTCAAATAATCTACACGCAAATGCCAATACAAGTCTAGCTAATGCATTTAATTTTATCAACCTGTCCACATATCCTATATCTTCAGTATTGGTTGAAAATGGTGGTGGTGGCATTACTCAACAACCAACAATTACAGCCAATTCAGTGTATGCGACCGATGTTGGCCAAGAAGCTGATTTAGGTGCATTAGGCATTCTCGCACCAATTCAAATTGTAAACGGCGGTGTTGGATATACCAACAATGATATAGTGGTTATTAATGGCGGTTCAGGTTATGGTGCATATGCAAATGTGACCGTATCTAATACCACAAACGCAACAGGTGTAATTACCACAGTTACATATGTTTATCCAGGCAATCAATCTGTACCACATTTCCCATTAGGCGGATTGGGATACCAGTTAAACAACCTACCAACAGTAAGTATTGTTTCAGCAAACACCTATGCAGCCAACGCTTCGTTAGTTGTTCCTGGAATTTTAGGACAAGGTGCGGCGTTTAATCTGTCTGTAGACCGTGTAGGTTCTATTACAACTATTAATATCTCGGACTACGGAGAGGATTATATTGCTGCGCCTAATGTATCACTAAAGATACAAGATATTGTGGTGTCTAATGTATCATTGTTGAATACTCCGCAAGAAGGTGATGTGGTATATCAAGGTTCATCTCTGAACACTTCAACATATTTGGCTACTGTTGCATCAACAACCGGGTTGATTCCATATGCAGACCCAACACAGTCATTGTATACTTTAAGGGTATTCAATTACAATTCTGTACCAAACTTTAGTCAGCCTTTGAATATTTACCAAAAGAATATTCATATGAATATCACCAACAGTTACTCACCTAACTTGGTATCGTATGGTGATGGTACTGCATTGGCAACCTCTGCGTTCTTGAATGGTCTAACCATCGGTCAAGGTCAATACTTGGACACATCAGGCCAACCAAGTTCGTTTGATGTATTACAAAGCACAAAATACAATGCGTATACCTATGAGATTACAGTAGAGAAAGAGATTGCAAAATATAAAACAACTCTATTGAATCTATTACACCCAGCTGGTATGCAACTGATCGGTAGATTCTCTATGCGTTCAGCCAATACATCAAATTCCTCTATGATTGATGTGTTGAACGCAGGTTCTACATTAGAATATTATACTGGTGCAGCTGCATCAATGGCAACACTACAGGGTACAGTAAGTAACAATATGGTTACATTCACCAACCTATCTGGTGCCAACCTACAACAGATCATTGTGCCAGGTGATTTGTTCCAGATGACCACAGCCAACGGAGATATCATATCTTCTACTGTTATAACCGTGAATGATAACAACGCAGATAATATTATTCTGCGAGATAATGTTTGGACAGAATTTGCAAACGTTGCAACAATAACAGGACAATCAGGCAATAGTCAAATAAATATAACATCATTGACCGGGTCTTATAATTTGGTTAACGGTGGTGTGTATAGCAATACGCAATATAATTTGATGGATATTGTTCGTGCAGGTGATACGGTAACAGTTGCAAACAATACATCTAGAACAGTAACCGGTGTAGATTATATACACAATATTGTATATTTGAATTCAAACTTAAGTGCCAATGCAAACTCATACTTGTCGGTCAACAGAACATACACAGCATCAGCTGCATATGTACAGATTTTTGGTTCAGTAGGCGTTCAATACTTCCCAGAAATTACTACTGAATCTGGCAATCAAATAACAACGGAAAATGGATATCTAATTCTATTAGGATAAAACAATGTCAACAATAAAAATCTCACAACTACCTGTAATTGGTGTAGAAATTGCAAATACATCTAACACAATTCTGTTAGGTGTGGATCTTCTTAATGATTATACTGGTCAATTATCAGCGACATCATTAGCCTCTGGGTTGT